TTGGGAACTACGCTCAACTCTTTCTCTAAGGTCTCTAAGAGACGGAGTGTTGTCGAGAAATTTTTTCTTGAGCTTTGCCCCATCTCTGCTATTGCCTCCAACAACACTTCCGATTTTAGCGTCCCCCGCTCCATATAGGAAAGCATAGATAAAAGTCTTTGCGTTGTCTCTTGTTGTAAGTCCTGCTGAGTTTTGATTAACTGTGTGTATGTCTCCATTAATAACTTCATGGGTATACTCCTTATCGTCCATGTAATGTGCCAACATCCTCAACTCTAATCCTGAAGCATCAACACCTACTAACTTGTAACCTTTAGGAACTACCCAACAACTCCGACACTCGCCACCGTAAGGTGAGTAACTCGCTGGAACCTGAGCCATATTGGGACTGCTGTGTGTCATACGTCCCGTTACAGCACCGATAGGGTTAACGTAACCATGAACTCTTCCGTCCTCTTCTACTCCTTCTAGCCATGAATCTATCTGTGCCATACGCTTCTGTACCAGTAAGTACTCAGCGATAAGAGAAGCTTCAGGTATCTTCTTAACTTTACTAAGGACTGCTTCATCGACAATTACGTTTCCCTTCTCAGTGTATGTCTCAGGCTTCCATCCGAAAAACTGTAAGTATCTTCCGATCTGTTGCCTAGAACCTAGGTTAAACTCAGGCCAATCTATTCTACTAAATGAACCAGATACAAAGCCCCTGTCGCAATCACTAAGAAACTTAAGACCCACAGTGCTGAGTCTGCCATCTTTATTGTACTTAGGCGTGATCTCTTTAACAAAAACAGGTAACGGCTTAAACTTTTCGTGTACTTCATCTTCTATCTCCATCTTTCTTTGTTTCAATCTGGCTAGTAAATCAACACACTTTCTCTGATCCAATAACCAACCATTCTCAGTCTGTTTAGTAATAACTTTTTGTACTTCATGTTCCAGAGTTACACTCGTATCACCAAACTTCTCAAGTCTTTCAGTAAGTAAATCATAAACTTTATGAGTTACATCACAATCTTGTTCACAGTACTTAATCATCTCAGGTGTTAGCTTAGTCCAATCATCATGGTCTCCCTTAGGAAACTTAAGTCTTTCTCCCCAAGCTTTGAGAGAATGTCCATCCTCTAGCTGTGGGTTATAAAGTCTAGATAAAGTCAATGTATCTATAATCTCATGCTGTTTAAACGTTACGCCTAAGAACTTCTCTACAATAGGGGAGTCGAACCCAAGAATATTGTGACCAATAATAGTATCAAATCCATCAATGTACTCCTGTATTTGTTTTATTTCAGATAGGGGCGCAAGGAAATTCTTCTTCGTCCCCGTTTGTATGTCTTTCGTCCCGATCATCCAAACCTTTGTAACTGGAAAAGCGGTGGTTTCTATATCTAGAATAAGCTTCTTTGTCATTGATTAAAGTCTCACCCTTCCTTAACGCTATATGCTCAAGCTTGTGACAGTTACTACACAGTATAACACATTTATCTGCTTCGTCAATAACTTCCTGTTTTATTTTTCTCCACGTATGGGAGTCAAAATTCCGTTCCTTTTTCACACCTTCTGGATGATGTAGTTCTAAAAGTTCTTCTGGGTATTTTTCTCCGCAAACTTCGCAAGCGTAACCAGTTCTTTTTCTTAAATATTCTGATCTATTTACTTTACCCTTTATATCAAAACTCCTCATCTTCTACCGCCTTTACTTTAGGCTCCACACCAGCAACCATACGACCTGTGCCTTCCTCGTAGTACAACCACCCAGCGTGTCCAGTGCGTCCTGTCCTACGACACTTCACTAGCTGTACCTTAGTGGAGTTTCTAGTGTACTGATCCTCAGACATCTTGTCACGACTCAGTAAGATTGTGTTAAAGGCTATCTGATTGATCGATCCTGACCCCTTCATGTCGTACTCGTTGACATCGTGTGGGTCTTTGACGTTAGGCTTCCTCATGTGTGACACGATAACAATAGATACTCCTGTCTCCTTAGCTAACTTAAGACATCTATCCATGAACTCATCTATCTGTCCATTCTCATTTGATCTGACTGCTGCATGTAAAGGGTCAAGAAGAATAACATCACAGTCATCACCCACAGCCATCCACCTCATCTTAGAGAACAACGCATCAACATCAGAGAAACCTAGGTGCTTCAGTATATGCACATTAGATTTACTTTTGAAGTCATCGTAGAAGTCACGGTATAAAGAGTTGTCCCTAGTTTCTGACGGGACTATACTAATGTTCTCACCACTGTGTAACGATACAATCTTCTCAATGGTCTCACCTAAGTCTGACTCTAACAACACTGCACCAATCTTTTTATTTGATTGTAACACCATGTCGTAAAGGAGATTAAATACCATTGTGGTTTTACCGATTGAAGTTAAAGCACCTATCACAGTTACCTCACCTGTGGCTAGACCACCATTCATCATTACATTCAATGACCCATAGGCATCTGGTAAAGGTATGATCTCCTCTGTACCACGTTTGATGAAAGCATCCCAACACTCCTCGTCACCGAACGATACCACTCCTACTGGTCTGTAGGGTTTAGCGTCCCACCATGAACTCACGAACTCTTGAACTCTACTGGCTTGTAACATTTCTCCAGCATCCTTAAGAGGAAGAGAGACAACCTTTGCTTTGTTGTGAGAGAACAACGGTAGTATGCTGTCTACTGCTTGCTTTCCAGCATCATCCATATCAAAACAGATCACAACATTTTCAAAAGTTTCTAGCCACTCTAGGTTAGCTTTGATGTCCTTCAATGCTCCAGCGGAACCTGTCTTGATTGACACCACGGGCCACTTACCGTCAAACATCTCTGCCACCGCTAGGGCATCTAACTCACCCTCAACTACTGTGACAAATTTACCACCCTCTCGCCATATTTGTTGTCCGAACAATCCAGTATTCTCTAGTGTCCCTGTAGCGTGGAAATTCTTAGTTGCTACTGTACGGACTTTTGTACCTACCGCCTGTCCTGTATCTTTGTCATGATACGGATAATGATGTTTATCAATACTACCATCTGCGTTCTTCTCCAGAGTAACTCCAAACTTTCTTACAATGCTTTCCGATATACGTCTATCTTTTATAGCACCACTTACACCTGACATTTCAAATCCTCGTTTTGTTTTAATTATTTTAGGTTGCTCAAAAGCATCCTGTTTAAACACTGTGTAATTACAAGCATAACAGTATTTGTGTCCGTCATCATAAGAAACTAAATTATCTCCTGATCTGTCGTTACCACTCTCTCGACACTTAGGACACGCACTCTTGCCTGTAACTTTAGAAACTTTTTGCAACAAAATAATCTCCTTGTTAAAAAGCGGAACCTAGGTTTTACCCTAGGCTCCTAGTTAAGTCAACGAGGGTTAAAACTCTTCATCACCGTCAGCCATTGCGCCCTCATGTGTAGCTAACTCAAGCACTTTAATCTTCTTAAAGTACGGAGCAACACCGTGAGTCGGGTGTGGCTTGCCCGGCTCCCACAACACACGTACTTTAGAACCATACGGTATGTGTTTCGCAATCACCTCTCCCTCAGCATCCATTACTGGAAAGTCTGGAAACTTTGTCACAAACTTACGCTGTGGTTGGTTCTTGTACTCTTTAACATTTACACCAGCATCCGAAAGCTTTCCAGCCTCGTCTTCCTCAAGGGTCAACACAATGGAAAACTTACCTGTGTCTTGACCATTGTACTTCTCTGTTTCGGATAAATTGCTAAATGCTACTACGCCTTCTGTAATCATGTCTAAACTCCTATTGGTTAATGTAACTCTTCTGTAGTATATACGTAGGGAAAATGACTGTCAAGACTTTTTTCAACATTAAATTCTTTGACATAAAAATTTAACATAAGTCCTTGGTCACTGCTTGTGTAGAGGTCTCTAGCTTCTTCTGCTAAATCCTCACTCTCGAATACTCCCGCTACATGGGAATACTCAAAACCGTCATGTTGTAAAACTAAATAAACTTTCATCTCGTCACCTTTAAACTTTTATATCTATACGTTTCAGTGTAATAGGTTTCTTTTCATATGTCAAGACTCTCTTATCAAGTTTTACATTTCTGTAAATCTTTTGCAGCAAACGTTGCTTGTGTATCAAAGGTATATTATTCATTCTCCTCCTCCTCCCATACATTAAGTCTAATGTAATGACCTTTTCTCTCTGGGTCACTGCTGTAAATAAAATTTGTTCCGTAATATTTTACCAACAAACCTATTAACTCCTCTTCAAATTCTGGATTCATTTAGGATACTCCTGTATCTTATAATTAAGAGACTGTTTAAACACTTCAGTCATCTTCTTCCTCCTCCTCTACATAGCAAAACTGTATTGACTTATAATCTTCTTGTGGATCAATCCATTCCTTAAAATTATCCACTGTCAATTCGTCACTTGGGTCGTACCAATTAATACATTTAACCATTGCTGATCTCTCATCTTCAGCCTCAACACAATGGTTTAGTTCAAACATAACAGTTCTATAAGTCTTTACATTATATGTCTTCATCTTTACCCTCCTTTGGATAATAGACATCCACTATACTCTCACATTTAGGACAACTTAGGTTAGTAACCATAACATAAAATTCATCATCTATATCTTGGTCACCACCCCAAATTAACTCAGTGTTACAGTGCCAACAGTTTATAACCACCCCATTACTCTAGCGTTTCCTATGCAGATCATTGTACACGTAATTATGTGCATTGCAACCCAAAAAAATTTACCCATGTTCCCACCATTGGGGTGCTTGAGAATAATTCCACTTTGCAAAATACGCTTTCTCACCTTTGTAATAGTTACGATACGCATCGACACTGTTTAAACACTTGTACTCATCTGGCATACACTGTGGTGGTTCTACAAAATCATCATCTGATATATTATCTGGCACAACAGCAAGCGTTTGCATTAACATAAATGATTTGTGTATTTTTTTGTAACGTCTTGTGTATTCTTTGTTTAAATAATAAAACAACTGACAAGTCCATTTATAGTTAGCGTCTGACGCTCTGACCCATACCGCTGAGGGGTGGTTTTTATGTGTACATTTATAAAGACCTCTGCTATCTGCAAACTCATCACCATCTAGCACACGGTGAGCAGTAGACAACAACTGAGCAGTTTCTAAGATCATCTTGACAACGTGTTTATCACAATGATCTTTTGCCGATTGCTCTGGGCAATCTGATAAATAGAATATGTTCATTATATTTTACCCTCTAAGTAATCTTTTAACTCTTGATCGGCTTCCTTAGCTCTGAGACCAATCTTTTTAGACTTAAATACCTTAGGATGATAGTACTTGTCAAGAACTACTTTCTCTGGATTCCTGACTTTCCATCCATTAAGTTTTTTCTTTTTAGTAATAGACATAATATCCTCTCTTCTTAAGTATTCTTAAGTAATTAACTTTAAGTGTAAAGATTAAGGTTAATAACTCCTGACTACTTAAGTATACTAATGATAGTTTTAATCCGTGTCAAGCGGTTTTTCAATATCTTTTAAAAAAGGTGTAAAATCATCTAAACTTTCGTACACCGAAGCCATGCAATTTCCGCATGTCTCCAAGAAATTACCTCTGCTATCTTTTTTTGACAACTCCGAATCCTTTAATTTTGTATTGCAAATTCTGCATCTCATTAATTCTACTCCTAAATAAATTTTAAATGCCCTCTGTAGAGCGTTTTAAGGTACCCTACAGAGGTTCTTTTGGTTACCAATTACCGAACACCTGTTTATATTGATCAATTAGCTCTGTCGGTTCTTTTTTTCTTAACTTATAATCGTGTTGTTTTTTGGCTAACTCGACAAGTTCAGTTAATGACATACTATGAAAATGAAAATCCCACAAATCTTGAATCATAGTGTCGGTAGATTTGAAATTATAGGGTGGCATTAGTTCTCTCCTTTACTACTAAAGAGGTTTAATTGATCGGAAGTGTTTAAACGCTCCTGTTCTATATGAAATTGAATGTTTATGGCACCATAGCCCTCATTAGATACAAACCATTTTGCATCACAATTTTTTAAGTACTCTATCAATTCTTTTCTGGTCATTATATAGCCCCCAATACTGAAAATGCACATAACATTAATGCTAAAAACATACCAAACATTATATAATCTGCCATTATGATTACTCCTTGTCAACTAAATCATAAACTTGATCTTGGAAAACTTCATAAGCTAATCTTGAAGCTTCCTCCTCACTCAATCCTTCATCTAAAAGAGACTCGTAGATGTCGAATAACCTATCTTTAACTTTACCCATTTTCAAAACCCCTTGTTCCGTATTGACTTATTGGATAATCCTCCAACACTTCCTCTATACACGTATAAATAGCATCGGTCAACTCTTGATTTCCGCTACCACCGCACCAAAAACATTCACCGTTTAACTGTATAACCTCGCCATGACCGCTAGAATACTCCCTAAAATCCTCTCCCGTTCCTTCACAGTCTGGGCAATCAATTATAAATTTAACCATGTTTAAACACTCCCTTTATTTAACAAGTTTCAATTTCTTCAATTTCATTTGAATAATTAGTTTCCAAATAGCGACAAATTTTGTCCCATGTATTGTGAATAGAAGTGTCAATATCGGCAACAATTCCGTCGTCGTCTTCATCGTCACACGTTACAGCAAAATTGCTATCTGGTTCTATTTCACCATAGCACCATGTCTGCCCACCGTCTTTTCGAAGATATCTATAATCTATATCGTACATTAGTTCAACCCCGCTTTTTCTAATTGTTCCATAAAATCACCACCAGAAATTCTTTTGGACTTGTCTGGATCGATACTGTTAAGATGTTTACCAGTGGTTGCAGACCAATCATTTTGTCTAATGACAACCCCAGTTTTTGACGTTCTAAAAGCTATCGGTGTTTTGTATGAAAACCATACATCACCTTTTGAACTTTCGACCAATGTATTGTTTGATTGTTTGTTGTAATAATTTGAAACCTTCATTTTAAAATATCTCCTTAAGTAACTCATTAAAAAAATTAGATGTTAATATCAAGCTTGTTAGCACGGTTAGCCATAATATGCAAGACCAAAATTCACTATTATTCATTTTTTAACCCCTTTAAAAAAATTTGTTTTACTACCGCCTTAAGGTCGTATCATGCTTTTAAACACAATACAACCTTTTTGTTACGGGTTATAGATAGGGCTTAAGCAACCCACATTTCAGAACCACAACCACACGTAGGCTCTCCAGAGGCTTCTATTGCAGACCGTGAGGCACGACAAATAAAACCACAATCTCCACATTCTAATTTTACCATACGAGTAGTTTGTTTTTTCTTTTCGCTTCTTTTCATACTGGCATGTGGATATTCGCCTAATTTAACTAATAATGCCTGAGTGGCTTGTTTAAACGCTTCACCGGCAACCGTTGCAGTCATTTTGCCTTCTAATCCTATTGCTAGGGCAACTTTACGAAACTTAGGGCCGTGTTGAGCTTCTAATCCGACTAATGCATGAATTATTTCATGTGCGAGAATAGCTATTGTTTCCTCTGGTGTATCGATTTCCGAACTAATGACAATCTCAAAAGTATTATCAGCACTTAAACTGTTATTATAGCATTGCCCTATTGTTTTGGTTTTACGAGATCCAATAGGCGCACATGTAATCCTAATTTGTGGGAAGTCTTTTTCTTTATATCCCGCCTGTTTAAACAGCGTCTTTATCATGCCATTTTTAGCACGGTTGAGCCATTGCTCGCGGGTGTCTGTTTTTTTATTTGCTTTTACTTCATCTAAAACAGATAGAGCGTAGTCGATGTCCATGCCCACTGGTAAAGTATTCTGGCTAATAGCTAGCTCAATATTATTAACCAAAAATTCACTATCATTTTTAATTGCGTATTCTTTAGGTGTCATTGTAATGTCCATTAAAATGGTCCTCCTTTTTTTGCTTTAAAACCAGCATCCCGTAAAGCCTGTATTTCAAACTCCCAATCCGTCATTATAGTACTGTCGGACTTCTCATTCTCAAATTCCATATGTGGAACAAATCCGTTTCCGTCCTTTTCATCTACCCAAATATAAATCATTTTGTATGTTCCTATTCTGTTCTCATTGTTAAAATTACTCTTCGAGACTGAAGCTTATATGATGTTTAAACAGATTACAATAGCTAATTTCATTTTATTTCAATTTAATTACATTTAATTACATAAAAACAGCTAAATCATTCATAGGGCATTTTAAGACGTTCTTAGTTGATTTAGTGTTCTAGATACCTAGACTATATAATAGTGTATGTTTTGCTCTGTAGCATAGCGGACATAATGAGAACATTAGTTGCTTGTTTGTTCTAATGTGGTCCATAGCGTAGATCATACACTCTTACACTTTGGTATTCTTTTGGCACACATGTTGCTTATGCAATAACCATGCCAACTTCTCATGTGACACTTATGCAACACCTGTGTGGTATTAATGCAACAGTGACACTTATGCAACACCTGTGTGTTACCTGAGAACAACAGTGTGACATTTGTGCCACATAAGCATGGGGGGGGACCCCTGTGGTCTGGGGATAATTATTGTAATACACTCAGGACCACATGAGAAGCAATTTGGACCTTGACTACTAAAAAGTCCGTAAGTAATGGAGGGTGTCTAATGTGTTGCAAAAGTGTCACAAAAGAGTAAAAAGATTATATAAATATTAAAAAGAAGCTAGTTTTGGCTTGACTTTGCTCAGAATCGCGGTATGTACCTAAGAAGTTAAAAAAACTTCACTGGCCCCATTGACTTAAGAATAAAAATATGCTACAATATACTTATATTGAGTTACTTAAGTACACTTAAATACAAAAGTGGTTAACTTTAAGTGTTTAACATTTAAGTTTATAACTTGTACTACTCACTTAAGTACACTTAAGTAATTGATTTGTCTTCCTATCTTTATCAACTTAGTTGAAAGACGGGTTAAAGCAAAAAGGAATAAATATTTATGTCTTCTTCTAAAGAAGAGCCAGTTAAGAAAAAGAAAAGAGGTAATCCAGCTTTATATAAAGGGATGCCTCCCTTAAATCCAAATGGTCGTACTAAAGGTTCCCTAAATAAGTTTACTAAGTTATCTAGGGAATTGATGTCTAACAAAGGTCCCGAAATAGTCCAGAAAGTAATCGATATGGCACTTGAGGGAGATAGGCATTGTCTTAAAATGTGTATGGATCGTATTATACCAACAAGCAAGGCAGTCGAAATTACACATGACCATCAGGACTTAGGTATTAACATCATAGTCGAAGGTGTTAAGGCAATCGAAAGAGAAGAGGAAGAAGACTACAAGACAATAGAAGCTGAGTACACAGAAGAAAAGTAATGGCAGAACTTAAAGTCACATTACATGATGCTCAGATGGAAATATTTAAGTCACCCAAGAGATTTAAAGTTGCCTCTTGTGGTAGAAGATTTGGTAAAAGTTACTTAGCAGCATGGGTGTTAATTATTAAAGCACTCCAAAGTAACTCTAAAGATGTATTTTATGTAGCACCTACGTTTCAACAAGCTAAGGATATTCTTTGGTCTATATTGAAGGAAGTAGGTAAAGATGTCATTAAATCAGCACACGAAAATACTGCGACACTTACTCTGGTTAATGACAGAAAAATTTATCTCAAGGGTTCGGACCGTCCCGATACTCTTAGGGGTGTGGGTCTTGCTTATGTTGTTATGGACGAGTACGCTTCAATGAAGCAAGAGGTCTGGGAGATGATCCTAAGACCAACCTTAGCAGACGTAAAAGGTGAAGCTTTATTTATAGGGACACCAGCAGGAAAAAATCACTTCTACGATCTTTGGGTAGATGCACAGAAAGAGGAAAACAAACATGATTGGGATGCTTTTCAGTTTAATTCTACCGATAATACTTTTCTAGACCCAGTAGAAATAGAAGCAGCCAAGCGTACCATGAGTACTCAGGCTTTTAGACAGGAATTTGAAGCTACCTTTGAAAATTTCTCAGGTGGTATATTTAAAGAGGAGTGGATTAAATATGTTGATGATGATGAGTTCGATAGTATCAAAAGTCAAAAGCATGGTCATTACGTCATATCAGTCGATCCAGCAGGGTTTGAGAAATCTAATAAAGAAAGAGGATTAAAGTCCTCTAAGCTTGACGAAACAGCAATATCTATTGTTAAGATTGCAGGAGATGAGTGGTTAGTAAAAGATATTCTACACGGAAGATGGGGTATCAAAGAGACAGCACAAAAGATTTTATACGCAGCAGAAGATGTCGAAGCAAGTACAGTAGGTATTGAATCAGGTGCATTAAAAAATGCCATAATGCCTTATCTTGAGGACGAAATGAGAAGTCAAGGCAGGTGGATAAACATAACAGATGTTAGCCACGGTGGTAAAAAAAAGCAAGATAGGATAGTTTGGGCTTTACAAGGACGTATGGAACATGGTAAAATAAAGCTAAGGAAAGCAGATTGGAATCATCACTTCATAACTCAGATGTTAGATTTCCCTAGCCATTTAGCACATGATGACTTACTTGACTCACTAGCCTACATAGACCAAGTATCTGTAGCAGATTTTGCACAGTCAATAGACTTAGAAGAATGGGAACCATTAGACGATGTCGCTGGATACTAAATTAGCATATAACGATCCACAAGCTTCCTTAAGTTCTTGGGTCGTAGATAAAGTTACACAGTGGGAAGACCACAGAAATACTAATTATCTTACCAAATGGGATGAATACTATCGTATATGGCGTGGTATTTGGGCTTCTGAAGATAAAACAAGATCATCTGAAAACTCAAGATTAGTTGCTCCTGCAACACAACAGGCCATTGAAGCTACTGTAGCAGAGCTAGAAGAAGCTATATTTGGCGGTGATAAGTTCTTTGATATACGTGACGATGTTAACGATCAAGACTCAACGGACATTAAAGTAGTTCGTATGAACCTCCAAGAAGACTTTGACAGAGCTAAAGTAAAAGATGCTATT